TTTTAATCTGTACTAATTTTATGCAACACCTGTTATTACTGTACCTAGTGTTCTGCCTACCAGTGTACCAATACCAGTGCCAGTTGGGCTTTGGATAGCATTATCATACATGATAGATAGTGCGATTGTTGCTGGAGCACTTTCGCCGTATGCCATTTCACCGTAATTGACAGTGGCTAATAATGCCCCATACAATTCCCAGGTTTCTAAAATATTAGGTTGATTAGCACCATTGCCACCATCTAGCATTTCAAATTTAAGAACGAATTTGTAATCAATACCGGATGCTGCTGAACTTTGTTCTGCAAAGTCAAATTGTTTCTGAATCTGTTCACCAACCAATTTGCTAACATTACCACCTGCATCGTCACGCAGCGTTACACTAACTGCCTCCCAACTTGGTTTGCCAACTAAATTCACCTTTGAGTTGTAAACCTCAATGGAGAACGGGTTCATATTCAAATTGGGACGACTGATACTTTCAACTTGTTTTGTTAGTTCAACTCTATCAGTGCTTACACCAAAGTTTTCAAAAACAGCGCGGAAGCGATATTTTAGCTTTGGCATTAACAAACCCTGTGTACTTGCACTTTGGTTTGTTGCTAACGGTACTGTAAATCTATTCAATGAGGCTATTGCCATTTTATTCTCCTATTATAGGTATTTACCAAAATTTTTTCAAAATTTTGTAGGGGGGTTTTACACCCCCATACCCATTAAACTCCTGCTGCAATATCACCTGGGTTTTTCAAGCGAATTGGAATATAGATAAATTCCACTGCTTTCATTGGTTCAATTGCAATGTCAACGTACAATTCGTTTCTTGCGATTCTAGTTGGTGTGTTGTTGGTTTCATCACACACAACCAAGTAATCGTATACACCACGCTTGGCTACCAAGTCATTGATTGCACCGCTAATGATGTTGGCTATCTGGTCTCTAGTAATCTTGTCGTTTGGTTCAAACAAGAATCCGTCGCCTACTCGAGCCAAAATAGTTCTCAGGTAGTTTACCAGACGTGCAACATTGATACGATCCAAGCTGCTTGCGGTTGGATTACGTGTCTTCTGACCCCATACTACCAAGCCAATTCCTGGCAAGTTGGTAATAGGATTGATTCTGTTTTCGTATAGAGTGTCTCTTACTCCCACACGAATACCATCAAACACAAATTCTCCAGTGTTGGCATCAATGTAACCAATACTACTGGCGTTGTCAACTAGTCCACGACGTGTACCAGCTGGTGCAAACCATTGGTAGCTTACATTATCATTGAAGATAATTGTACGTAATGCCATATGACTTGCAGGAACAACAATTGTGTTACCTTGTAAGTCGCTGGTTTGACCGCACGGATAATAAACTCCCAGATAAGGACTTGCAGTTGCTAGGCCATCGCCGTTAGTGTTATTACTCCAGTTTGCAATATCAATTGCATTTGGTGCTAATCGCATTGGTGTATCACCAACAATAAATGCAGTTTGTGATCTGTCGTTGTTTAGTGCTACCATTTCGTCGATTACTTCTGGATAACCCGGGCAAGCAATCAAGTTGAATGCGAACTGATCTTCGCGCACCTCAGTGTTGGCAATCAATGCTGCTTGCATGGCGGCTACAATCATTCTACGTTGTGCTTGACGACCCATATATGGACTACCGTTGTCTTTCAGTCCGCTTGCAGTCTGCCAAGTATCTTTCACAGTAGGTAATGTACCGCCTGCTCCTGGCACTGCTGGTAAGTCAGGATAAGCATTTGCATTAAATTTGTTGCTAACAAACTGTTTTACATTGTAGCCACTGCGACGTGTGTTAAACAACAACATACCACGTGGATACAATCTGTAATCTGGTGCGTCTTGATCAATGTAGTTACTGACCAATAAGTCTGTAATTGAGGGCAGAGAGCCTGTGATTACATCTGTTGTACCATCTGTGTCCCAACGAGCATCTGCAAATACAATACCATTTTGGCCAACTTGATCAGTGTTATCTATAAGAACCCATTCAGTTCCACTGTAACGGTACAAAGCAGGATAATTTTCCAAATCGCCGCTATCTAACCATAAGTCACCGGCTACCACAGCAGTGACACCGTCACTCTGAAATTCAGGTTCACTAGCAGACACAATTACACCATCTGGATCAGTGATACTTAAATCATAACCTCGGGCATCTTTAGTGCTACCATCATAGAAACTATTTTTATATCCTTTCCACCCACCAATGTCGTTTATCATAATGTCAACAGTGGCCGGATCACTGTAGTACCATAGTGTACCATCAGCAGGTGCTTGATAAGGTTCTGTGGTGCTATACGTGTATGTCAAGGATTGCCAATTTGTTAATGCTAAAGTTGTGCCGTATTCAATTACACCGGTTGTATTGTTTGTAAATCCAGCATCACCTACAGGAGTACCTGTTACTTCGTCAAGGAAGATATCACCACCGTATATATGTGTAAACGTGATTATGCTGTTTGTAACATTAATTTCCAATTCTGGAATATTAAGACTAAGAACGTCGGCCACAAAACTGGTTGGTGATGTACCTGTAAGTGTAACAGTGTACGAAGTAACCGCAGCAGTGCCAATTGATGTCACACCAATGGTAAATTGATCAGAGATAGTAAATGGGTTAGCTGCAAGTGCTGATCCGCTAACAACAGTTTGTCCTGCTACACGACGACGAAACGGCTTGTAAGCTGCTGTATCATCAAGTATTGGATCGTAATTGTGCCAGACAGTACCAGCCGCTATTCCATTGCCGCCACCTGAAGGATCTAAACCAAAAATAGCAGCTTCTGGACTAGCAAAAAATTCTGTTGCTAGTGGAACAAATGTTTCGGTTGTACTATTGAATCTTTTAATGACTACATCTGCTCCACTACCAACGGCACCTATCTTTAGGAACACACTACCATTTGGTCTAGGCACTGTGTCAGTTGAACGCCAGGCTGGAATTTCAGCAAATGTTCCAACAGTGAACAGAGGGCAAGCATAGGTTGATCCTGATGCACCTAATCCAAGTGAAGCCATTGGAGTGCCAGAAGCGTTAGCTATGGTAATTTTGCCGTCTGCTACTGCTGATGGCCCACCGCTTTTTGCTGCACTGGTTGCGTAGATTTCTAATCTGCCTCCAATGTAGGCAGCACTCACTCCAGCAATACCTGCTGAAGTAATCAATGCGGCCACCTGGCTAATTGTTTTTGGAGATATAGTGTCACCAATGGTCACAGTTTGAGTGTTAATAGTAAGCGCCGCAGCAGGGTTACTTGCTGGTATAGCCGTGGTTGAGCCAGTTGCAAAAGCCACAGTGCCTCTGATAGTGGCCCAACTTTGTTGCCAAGCACTGGTTCCAACTCTAACCCAGATATTGCTTCTGTTTTTGTAGTAGATCAAAGCACTACTACCGCTTCCAAAAGAAATAGCGTAGTTTCCAATTTGTCCAATACTAGAATCTGGCACATAATAACCGCCAGATAAAGTTTGATTGGCTGTGCTAGTAATTAAAATAGGAGTGCTTTTTAGAACTAACTCACTGTTGATTGCATCCCATTCGTTTATACCCCACTGACTTTCGCTAAGGTCCATCCAATGAGTTCCGTTAGCAACATTTCCAGCTGGACGAACACTAGTGCCTTCCAGTTGATTTAAATCTATGTCGGCTCTTATTGCGTAAATTCTATTCACATTGCCTAACACACTGTAAGCTGTCATCAAGCCATATTCATTACGCTCGTCGCCGTGTAATGGAGTACCAGATGCGCTTTGCTTGAAGCTGGGATATCCCATTGATGCAATTAGTTCACGTTGACTACTATATGTTAACAATTTGCCTGCTCGAGCAGCGGTTGTATCAGTAGCAGAGCCACCTGATGCATTGACTTTGTCCTGAGCAGTTGCCATTATAATTAATGGAACGGTACCTACTGCACCTGGAACGTATTGACTTTCGTCGGTAACGGTAATTTCTAATCCTGGGGATACGAGTGCCATGTTTTTATCCTTTAACAAAACATTTGTTTGTATTTATAAAAAGGATATAGAATTTGGGTACTACAAGGTGCCTTTAAAAGGTTTTACTTATAAATACTGTTATGAATAGACCACTGTGTGTTCAATGTCAAGGTAATCCAGCAGCAATCAATTATAAAATTGGTGCTAAAATTTATTACAGAAAGATTTGTGCAAGTTGTTCGCGCAAAGGGCGGCGTGTAAAGGAAATGCCAGGCTGGACAAAAACTGGATACAAGAAAAAACTGTTGTGCGAACGCTGTAATTTTAAAGCAAAAACTGCCAATCAAATATTTGTGTTTTATATTGACGGCAACTTAAAAAATAACAACTGGGTAAACCTACGCAGTGTTTGTGCAAACTGCAGGATAGAACTAAACTCAAACAAAACTACTTGGCGTGAAAGTCCGTTGGTAGCAGATTATTAACTTTAGAGTACAACTCTTCCACTGTTCCATTGTTTTCAATTTCAAAATTAAACATTTGACCTATCCAAGCCCATTCGCTGTGATGTATTTGCGGATACCGCTGCGGCATCAACTGTCCAGCATCTTCCAGTAGCCACTGCCTATCTTCGTGCGTGGTATTTTCCGTTAGGGCACAATTGTACCACTCGGGCAATGTGCCTCGTTTGACCCATACACAAGTGCCGCCAAATTTACGTATAGCTGCAATTTCGTTAGGGAAACGAACATCGCTAATAACAACATCTTCAGTGGTTTTGCGTAATCTGTTTTCCAAACTGGCAATCCAAATGTCATTATGAAAACCGCGTCTACATACTTCTGTGCCCCACAGTTGCAACATATATCGTGGTGTTAATCGGGGCATATCTAGTCGTTTACTCCACCACGGATCCACTTGTTCGCGCCACTCCCTGGCTTCGGGTGTGAGTCCTTCTAGCAGTTCTCTATCCCACCCAAACACTTGTGCTACTGCATCTTTGAGTGCGCCCGCAAAGCTATCTCTAACAAAACCATGTTTAGCTACTAGATAATTTGCTACAGT